TCAGAAAGTTTATCAGGTACTATAATATCTATCTTCATATCTATATAACGTATTTTTTAATATTTTTTAAAAATAAAAAAAGGGATAACATTTCTGCTACCCCTTATCGTAAACTAATAAAAACTAATCCTAGCTTATTCCCATAGCCTTGTCCGCTAGTTGACATAAATATAAGAAGGCTACAGTTCCTGTCAAAATTAAAACAAACTTAATCAATAAAAAAACGTAATTTCTAATTGTATTCATAATACTTATTTTTAGCTAAGGTAATACTTTTTTATTAATTAACAAATTTTAATAAAGATTTTTATCTAATAGCATATTTTCCATAGTTAGGTCTTGATAGCACATTGTATGTAGCATACCTTAGACTATCAATAGTATGATCATTTCCTTGTTTAGGCTTATTAAGCAGTTTTCCTGTACGATCTTCCTCCCACTTGTAGTTACGCATCTCTCTTATTAGATTGTCGCTCTGTGGGTCTAAAACTAGCTTGTATCGCTTTAGTAAATCTATTCCTGCTCTAATACTATCCTGTCCTTTTATTGTAGGTCTAACCATATTCCCCATTCTTCTGAGTTCCTCAATTAAGCGTGGCTCTGCTGAATCTATGTAGATGTATTCATTTATTGTTTGTTGCTTTAAGAAGTTATGCAAATCAACAGTAGTCATCATAGTTCTATACAGAAGTTCTTTGCAATAAAGTGTGTAATCCTTTTTGTAAACCTCAACTAAGCTACTAGGATCTACGGAGTATCCTATGTCCATACCATATCCTACAAGCTCTGCATCTTCTGGTCTTTTGCCTTCTGTGAAAGTAAATATAGTTGCTTTGCTTATTCCTCTAAGTCCTAGTCCATAGATTTGCCAGTACTGTTCGTCTGTGTATTGTAGCCTTTCTATTTCTTCTATAAGAAGCGGATCTAAGAATGGGTTGTCTTTGTATGTGGTAATGTAGAAGTCACAATCCTCTCTCTCTAATACTTTGTCATATATAAAGTGGAACTCATCTGATGGGTTAAAGTCTATTATAATCTTGCCCTCTGTTCTAAATAGTAATTGATTCCATTGCTCGTATGTTAGCTCGTTAGCCTCATTACAGAAAAGCAAATCCCTCTTTCTACCTCTTACCTTTTGTGGAAAGTCTAAAGAAATAAACTCTACTAGATTGCCAAATAACCTATATTCTGAATTTGTTTTGTTATGATCTTGCTCATTGTATATGCTATGCTTCTTTAATATCTCTAAGAAGTCACGCATTACAGTAGCCCTAAGAGCTGGGAATGTATTTCTACATATTGTAATTACTTTATCTGTGTTGAGGTTGCAATACTCAAAGATGATCCAAAGAAGTATGTTGTAAGTCTTTCCACTTCTTGTTCCACCCTGATGCGCTATTATTTTCTTCTTAGACTTTTGTAGCGAATGGAATACCTTATTAGTCCTTATCTTCAAATTTGTTGACAATCTCTATTTCTATCTTATTAGGCATACCATCTGCTCCTGTTATTTCTTGTCGCTCTACATACCCTCTATACTTCCCTTTGGTTTTTAGGTAGAATAGAATCTCATTTGTTTTGCCACTCTTAATATTCTCTAACAGTTTAGATTCTGCCAAGTCTATTAATCCTTCTTGGATTTCTTCTACTGCTTGCGCAAAGTCCTCATCACTATCCCTCCAGTTATAAAATGTTTTCCTTGCTATTCCTGCTGCCTTGCAAGAGTCCTGCACGTTGCCTAGATTGTTTGCAAATACCTCTAAAAACTTCTCTTTGTCTCTCATTTGTGTGTAATTTGTGTATTTTATCTAAAACATTCTTATTTGAGATTGATGCTCTTTTATTCTTTTCATAGCTGCTTCATAGTAATCCTTATCTAATTCGCAAGCTGTTAAATCAAATCCTAAATTATGACAAGCTATTGCTATTGAACCACTACCTAAATGCGTGTCTAATATTTTGTCTCCCTCTTTAGCATAGTTTATTAATAGCCATTCATATAATGAAATAGGTTTTTGGCAAGGATGTATATCAAAATCTTTTTTATTTAATTCGTTATATCTATCTGTATTACTCCAATCATATCTATAAAAATCTACTTTTTTAAGCCTACTATAACTTGCAATTTCACATTTGCTCATTTTAGGATTTTTTACATCTTTATACCAAACAATAGCACCGCCTTTATCATTAAAACAATTATAATAGTTAGCACCCCAAACTATTTGCTCTTTGCTTACCCTTTGTAATTCTTTAAAATAATCTATGTTTGGTGTTTTATTATTCCAATCATACTCCCACTTTTGTTTTTTATCTCCTACACCTTGACTAAAGTTTCCTATACCATAAGGTGGGTCAACTATTGCAAGGTCAAAGTACTTGTCAGGATACCTTGCCATTAGCTCCATATTATCCTCATTAGTTATTTGCATAATTATAGCTTAATTGATTTTTCTTTTACAATTCTTCTTCAATCCTATTTTGTTCTATCAATGCTTCCTCATACATATCTCTTACAATAGTGCTTAGTTCAAGAATATCTTTGCTTTTTAGGTAATCAAGTTTATCTTTTATGTATTCTTTTCTTATTGGAATAATATCTTCCTCGCTTCTTAATGCTTTTTCAAGCCATTCTTTTAGCTTTGGATTAAATCTTACATAGATATCAAAGTTCTTAATTGAATGTAGTATAGTAGCGTGAGTGACTTTTAATCCTTTAGCTATTTCTGAACATCCTTTTTTATGATATTTATAAAGCATATTTATATACAACCCTCTTGCTTCTACTACTTCTCTTTTTCTAGTTCTAGTAAAAGGATCTATTCCTGATATTTTTTGTATTTCTCTTCTTACTCTTTGTTCTATAATCATATCTTAATCTATAAAATTCCTTCTATATAATATTGGTCTAAGTCTGCCGCTTGTAGAAAATATGTGTCGTATATTTCTATAGCTTTTTCAGTCTTTTGTTTTCCATCTAAATAAAACTCCTCTGAGCAATGATATACCGCTATATCTAAACTGCCTTTGTCTAGTGCTAAGAAAGTAAAGTCTTTGTAGTCTACCCCAAAGAGTTCACAATAAAGATAGCATTGTACTGAATATCCATATTTTATAGATGAATACTTAAATGCTTTGATGTCATTTGTACTTTTTAAATCTACGATTCCATTCTTACCTAGCACATCAGCTTTACCTCTAAAGGGCATACCCATCACTTCTCCTATCATTGGCACTTCAAATTCTGATTGCTGTATAAGTTGTAATGCTTTTTCGTTTCTTAGGAAAGCATCTGCTAATCTCTCAGCATCTTTTTTCTCAGTCATCGTAAATACTTTTCCGTGTTCTTCTTTAGCTAACTTATAAGCCTTTGTGTTCTTGGAAGCTACATCAACAAATATCTGTGCATTAAATACATCAGGCTCTAGTATAGCTGTATGAAATAGCCAGCCATCTCTTAGTGCTTGGCTTTCAGGATTACCATATTCTGTAACGTGCTTATAAGTCTTAGGACTGCTTAGTAATAGCTTAAGAGAGGAACTGCTTAATGCAGCTTTAGACAAGTAGCCATAATAGAACTCATCTTTTACCATTTCTTTAATCAAATCTTGCTTCTCCCATTGAGAGCCATCTAATAATGTTATCATCTGTTGTATAGTTTTTCTTCTGCTTTTCTAGCACGTTCTACTGCTCTAATCTTATCTGCCCTGTATTGTGAAACAACTTTTAACAAATCATCTCTTTCACGCTTTAGCTTTAAATTGTAAAAAGCCATCTCGTTCATACATCCCATAATTGTTTCTAGTTCTTGAGTCTTTCTAATCTTAGACCATTTTAGTAGAATAGAGCCTACTAAATTGAAATTGCTGATATATTCAATATCCTGCAAGTTCTCCATTTTTAAATAAGTGCGCTCAATGTCGCTTTTAATATCTATCATAATCTTGTATTTTTAACAAATATAAATAACTTACTTTAAATAGCAAATTATTTTTTTCTGTATATGTTGTAGCAAACCGCTAATCTTTGGTTCTCATCTTTAAACTCTTTTCTGACTTCAGGGTCAGTCATACATCTATCAATGAACTCTGTTTGCTTTTCTCCTGCTTTTGGTTTTGGTAATGGCATATCTTATTTCTTATATGATTCTCTAATAATTCCTATTCCTATCAATAGTATCCCTACTGACATAATAAATAATGATCCTGTTATTATATAAGTCATTCGTTTAGATTTATAATTGTTGCTTGTGATTCTTCTAAGAGATAAACTTCTTTGTTCTTTCTCTTCTTTGTCCATAGTGTTGTATCAGGACAATATAACTCTGTCACTTCTGGCATTGTAATTTCATTTAACCAAAAGAGATAGTTAGCCATAGGATCATTTACAAAATATAGCTTTACCATATCATAAGGCATATTCATAATCTGATCATATTTATATTTCTCTAGCATCTTAGTTTCATAATAAGTTGTTCTAAACTTCATCTCAATAAGACACTCGTTTCCTTTAGGAGTTGCTCCTACTGCATCATAGTGGTCAAAACCGCCACCACACCATTGCAGATCCCATCCATCAAAATTTAATAAACGAATTACAGCTTGTTCCCACTTATGTACCTCAGCTAGCGTCATAAGGCAGAGAGTATATTTCGTTTAAATCTTCTATCCATCTATTTATAGTTTTAGGACTACAAGTACAAGGCTTGAAAAACTTATGATTCATATACTCTGAATGTAACTTACAAATCATTTCGAACTCGCTATTGCTTAAAGAATTGCGTTTCTTTTCCCTAAAGTTTGACCACCACAATCTATCTTCTTCTACCATTTTTTCTATTTATTTTGATTCGATTTAGCATTTCTTTTCGATTCTCACAGCCACAATCTTCTATTCCAAATTGAGTGTTTATAAATTCTACTAGCCATTTGATGCCAGTATATTTAAAAATCGTTTCTAGTTTATCTCCTAATCTCATAAAAATTTATCTTTTAATAATTGTTTAACTTTCTTGTAAGTGTTGTACAAAGAATAGTAACTTATTCCTGTGTTTCTTGATAATTCAGATATGCTAATCTCTCCATCTAAAAGCTCAAACACTTTTCTATCATACCAATATAATTCCTCAAGAGTTTCCATTAATTCTTTGTGTAGTTTTTTGTAATCAAATTGTGTTGGGTATCCTGATTCAAATATATCATTGCTCTGATTAAGATTGTAGTTGTGTAACATTTCATCATCTATAAAATTAACCCTAGCCTCTTTTCTTTTTAAATCTATAAATAGACTTCTAAGTATTTTATAGATATAGAAATAATTAACGCTATTCTCGTATTTTAAATCAACACCTTTTTCAATTAAATAAACCAACTTGACATACATCTCTTGCACTAAATCCTCCGCTGTATCTTTATTGCAACCAAATTCTTGTACAATTTTGCACCACTCTTTATGATTCTTATATGCTTCTATAACTAAATCCATCAAATAATTGTTATATGAATGCCAAAGAATAAAAACATTAGAATAATCTGTTGGAAATATTCATCTTTTTCTACTGGCTCGCTATCAGGTTCTAAATTCGGATCATAGTATAACAATCCTAAACTAAGTCCGTAAATAGGAATAAGCTGTATGCTGATTTGCTTATCGCCAAAGAAAAAGTGCATCATATTTTACCTATTGCTTTGTGTAACATATTCTCTCCATTAATCGTAAAGCCTACATTATTAATTACTGATCGCATCCTAATTGGGCTATCTATGCTTGTGGGTCTACCATTTATATCTATATCTTTTATTTTTCTAACGTGAATCATAGAATACATCCAGTCTGTACTATGCTGAGTAAAACGATGACACACTAAAAAAGCATCAGATCTGTTGATGTGCTTGCCCCCTCCTTCAGCATCACTACCCCAAGGGGCTATAGGATGTCCTGAATATTCGTGATTGGCAGGATGTAACTTCCTAAGTGCTTCTGTAGCTGCGTGCATACATAACAT